GTGCCCAGAGAATAATAAAGCGCAGGCGTTCGGATTAATCACAACCGAAGGATCGGCATGTAGTAGGTGCCGCCTATGTGTGTTCGGCAAGGCTGACATAGTATTCAGCGCGACTAAAAAATAGTTTAGGCAGAGGGACTGCCACCAAATGACGGGAGTACGAAATGAAAGTAAAAGATTTAATTCAGCAACTTAACGACCACTACAAACCGGAGGACGATATCTTCTTGATTTCTTGGGACAAGACCTTCGGAGCCGGTATGACAGAAGACGGCGTGCTAAGCGATGAGCAATGGGAAACCGCTGTTGCACTTATGGAGTTTAGAGAGCACAGAGATATGGAAAACGTAAACGGAGAGATGACAGAACTAATCCGTGAGAGAGTAAACGAAGCACTAGAGGACTGAGATGTTTCTTAGTAGCACGAGTTAGAAGGTTGACAACCGCCAGAAAAAATGTAATAATAGAACTTGTACGGCGAGGGTATGCGACCCCTAACGACTCGCTCCTTCGCCGTACAACCAAATGACATTACACTAAGACGGGAGCAAGACAATGGGTTTAGATCAGTACTTGAGAGTAAGTAAGAACTTCGGCTCGTATATCAACGACACCGAATCCGCTTCATACGACGCAATTATGGCGGCGGCAGGGCTGGATAAGATCGGTAATTCGAACAGCAAATATGTCACAGTAGAAGTAACCGCACTCTACTGGCGCAAGGCAAACGCGATCCACGGCTGGTTTGTCAACGAACTGGCAGGCGGCGAGGACGAGTGCCAAGTAATTCCGGTAACCCGTGAAAATATAACTACGTTGCGCGATCTTTGCGTAGACGCTATGAGTGTTCCAGCAGGTATGTCTCTTGATACTCATGCGCGTACGGTGCTTCCCCCATCCGATGGGTTCTTCTTCGGTGGGTCAGAAATTGACGATTACTATATTCAAGATCTGAAGGACACAATCGAAGGTATAGACCGTATCCTCGAAGAACTTCCAGAAACCGGCGAGGGCTGGGACTGGAGTTTGACATATCAAGCATCGTGGTGACACGGCTTGACAACGGGCAACCGATTCGGTAGCCTCTAATCTTGTTGGTAGAGAACCCCCCTTCTCCCAACAACGAGTCCCGTCAGAGTTCTCCCCCGTCCTCTGGCGGGACTCACCTTTCTTAGTAGCACGAAAAAACAAACGACAAAACGACAAAAACTAGAAACCAGGAGTAGACAATGCCAATCTTTATCGAAGTTGAAGACACGGACGGCACGATCTTCGAGTGGGTAACAGACAGCGAAACTTTAGACAAATTGCGCGGCCATCTTGGAAAACCGCAAAATGTCTACTCTTTAGTAGCAAGTGATCTCGCGGCTTGACCGCGTGAAAGTAAACCTCTATAATAGGTAAACACCTACAAGAGATGGAGAACAAAATGCCAAACTGGGTTCATAACAGCCTAAACATTACCGGAGACAAAGAGCAGATCACGCGCCTAGTCGCGCAGGTATCTGCCCCCTACACCACAAAAGGTTCTGAGTGGGCAGACGGCAAGATGATTGCGGTAGATGCCGTAGTCACAGATCAAGATTTCTCATTCTGGAATATCTCACGGCCTGAAGGCGAGGACTTGGGTAAGTACAACGAGTCTATGGAAGGTCGCGCAGGCGCACATCCGTTCTGGTACGGCTGGAACAACACCCACTGGAATACTAAGTGGGAAGCCTGTGATGCTACAAGTGAAGTAACTCACGGAGAGAAGGAGAGTCAGGCTTCCTACCACTTCCAAACGGCGTGGAGTCCACCAACTATCGTACTTGCTAAGTTGGCAGAGCAATACCCAACGCTAAACATGACACTCTTCTGGGAAGAAGAGCAGGGTTTCGGTGAGGACTTAGAGATTACGGGCGGGGAGATTGTCGTCAATGATTCGTGGGATATCCCAGAGACACATGAGGACACAATGAAACGGCGCGACTACTGCTATTGCGAAGATGCAGAAGATCAAGATGATATTCCGTTTGATGATTGCCCGACTAAGTTTGATCCGAATATGATAATTGACAAAAACGAAATAGAAATGGAGGCACTAATATGAGTAACGTGACATCACTTACTTACTTCGCAACTGACGGGAACTACGGGAATGCAGGAGGTCTCACCGTTGTAGATACGTCTGCATGGACAGACCTTGACTTCGAGTTGCTAGATGGCGTGACAGATGAGTTGCGCCCTACTGCCGGTCGAACGATCTCCGATTGGATTGAGGGTGGTCGAACAGATGACTACAATACTTACTTCCAGAAATTGGGAATAGATATTCCTTAGTAGCACGATTTATATGATCGTCCCTGCCGTGAGGTGGGGACTTTCGTATTTAGTAGCAAAGTTGCGTATCTACTTAGTAGCAACACGCAAACTTCGATATAGATTTGACAAGTACTCGAATAACCTGTAAGTTTGCTCTTGTAAGGAAAACACCTACTAAACGACAGAAGGAAATAAAATGGACGTTACTAAGTCAGTTCAGGGGATCGCCGTTTATGGCGAGTTTGTACGCCCCGGCACCACCACGCAGGTTATTGTTACTCCTGACGGACGCAACACAGCAGGCGACAAGGTTCAGATGCACATTGTGCGCCGAACAATCAGCCTATCTACACCACGCAAGCAATGGCGTTTCAGCACACTATCTACCACTGACCCAATTACAACCTACGCAGGGTCAAACGTAGACGCTCTAAAAGAGATCTACTGCGACAATCGCATGAGGTACGCCTCGTCATTGTTCGAGCAACTGGCACGCGGAGATTGGTTCTTAGTAGCAGATCCAATTCTGGTTGAGGTCTCCAAAATGGATATGGATCATATCTCCATAAACAAGACACCTACCAAATTGCTTTATCGCATCACGCAATCCCGTCTAATGATTCCGGGATATCCAACTGACGTTGTAAATGAAGAAATAACCACAACACCTACACTTGCCACTATTTAGTAGCAACGAGCCGAAGGATAAAAAAATGTTATCAGAAAAGTTTGCAAATATCGGATCAGTCTCAGAGCCAACAAAGTTCTGGAGCATGGTTGTCGAAGTCGCTGCACAAATGGACGTACCAGAGTCTGCTATGAAATTGTCATCAGAGGTATTGCCACAGGGTCGGTACGTCGAACGTGCTGCAAATGGGACACGCAAGCCAAAGACTCCAAAGGCACTTCCCACCGTTGAGTCATTAGATGCAGATACCGAATATCTGCGACCTAATGGAATGATCTATCACACCCGCGAATGGGGAGAGCATGGAGATGTCGCTGCCCTACGCAAGGCGCGTGAAGTTACGGCGCAAGCCTTCACAGAAAGTTCCGGCTCTCCAATGTTCTCGCTGCTCTACGGCGCACCCGGCTGCGGAAAGACTGCACTAGTTGAGGCTGCTTTCGGTGATAATATCTACACGATCTTGGGGACTGGCGATACCGAAGTGGCAGACATGATCGGTGGATATATTCAGACACCTAGTGGTGGCTTCGAGTGGTTGGACGGCGATCTCTTAAAGGCTGCCGAAACTGGTGGAGTCTACTTCATAGATGAGGTCGGACTCATTGATCCGAAGGTTCTCTCCATTGTGTACGGACTCATGGACGGACGGCGCGAGATCACTGTCACCGCAAACCCAGAGCGAGGCACAGTCAAGGCTCACCCAGAGTTCTATGTAATCGCTGCTACTAACCCAAACGCACCCGGCGTTCGGTTGTCAGAGGCTTTGCTGTCGCGGTTCACTATTCAGGCAGAGATGACAACAGATTGGAGTCTGTCACGCAAACTAGGCGTAAGCACCACTATGGTGACGGCTGCACAGAATCTAGCCAAGAAGCAAGCGAGCCACGAAGTTTCATGGTCTCCACAAATGCGCGAACTACTGGCCTTCCGCGATATATCCGTATCGTTCGGAGTCCCGTTCGCCATATCAAACCTACTCGCTGCTGCACCCGAAATTGACCGCCCAGTCGTCGCTGACGTACTGACGCGAGCGTTCGGTAGTGAGTGCAAGCCTGCCAAGATCTAATCCTTCGATCTGGCAGATCGGGGGAGTCGGTGTAGGTGCTGACTCCCCCACCCTTCCATTCTTAGTAGCATGGTGATACGCTTTCCATAAGTAATCGGACACTAAACAAAGGACACAAAATGGGACACTACAAAATTGACGGAACACGCGCAGAGATGACAGACCCTAAGTGGTTGAGAGTTGGCAGTCAGGTTGGCGCACTCGCAAATGAGTGGTCAGATCGGTCAGACATTATTGCCTACGTTGGATCTGGTGCTGGTGGAGAAGCCCCTGCATGTTTCATACCTGCAAGCGCAGAGGTTGAGGTGAACGTAGACGTTGCTTTCGGTTATGGCGTAGAGCCTGCCGACATTGACTTGACTACGCGGTCAGGACGCTACGAGTTTCCACGCGCTGTCGGTGCGATCTTGCACGAAGCCTTTCATGCAAAGTTCTCAAAGTGGGATCTACTAGAGGCACGAAAAGATCTAAAGAAAGATGAGTTTGAGGCTTTGATGCTGCTAGAGGAAAGTCGGATCGAAGCACACGGTATTCGGTCGAATCCAAAAGCAAAGCCTTTCCTTGAGACTTGCGCTATGGAAATTGTTATCGCAGACGCTGGCGAACAGTTTGCAGAGATGAGTAGCACAGAGAAGGCTGCCCTACTGGTCGCATTAGTTTGGGCGCGTGTTGATCTTGGGATTCTAAAGTTTCGAGATGTCGCAAAAGTTACGGACTTGATTGACGAATACTTAGGGCTAGATGTGATTGCAGAGTTGCGCGATCTTGCTACTAAGGCACAGAGGCATGGCTATCATTATGACGCTACCGATATGTACCCGATTGCGATTGAGTGGGCAAAGATTGTGCGCGAGGTAGCAGAGGAAAAAGGCGAAGGTTCCCCGGACTCTGGCGAAGGCAAAGGCGAAGGCGAAGGCGAAGGCGAAGGCGAAGGCAACGAGTTTATGGAAGATCTTATGGACGCATTAAACGAGGCTGCCGACAACGTATCCGTTAGTAACAGTGACTCACTTGGCGACGCGGAGACAATGGAAAAGTATGAAGAAGTTGTCAAAGAAAAGTCAGACAAATCCAAAGAGAGAAAAGATGCCAAAGAAATGGCGAGCAAAATCTTTGGATCTGGTACGGCAGAAGTTGTTGGAGCCGGAACATTCTCTACGTTGAAAGAGACCCGAAATCCACGGTCAGATGAACGGATCGCTGCAACAATTATTGCTACTAAGTTGGAGAAGGCAAAGTACCGCGACCGTGATGTGACCAAGGTGTCAAGCATTACTCCACCCGGACGGCTTCGCGCACGAACAGCGGTTCAAGGTGCTGCCATGAAATCGCGCGGAGTGATGACACAACCAGAGGCATGGCGCAAGAAGGTTCGCAAACAAACGGACGAACCCACATTGACTATCGGAGTCATGGTGGATATCTCCGGCTCAATGGGCGACGCTATGGAGCCAATGGCAACTACGGCATATGTCTTGAGCGAGGCTGCCGTCCGTGTTCAGGGCAAGGCTGCAATGGTCTACTACGGCAACACGGTATTCCCCACACTTCGACCCGGCGAGCGCATGGATCAGGTCAAGGTCTATACCGCTTCCGACGCAACCGAAAAGTTTAATGACGCTTTCCTTGCTCTTGACGGTTCGATCAACCTGCTAAACGGCGAGGGTGCAAGACTGCTGGTAGTTGTTAGTGACGGTCACTATGTCAGGGACGAGGCGGTCGCTGCCCAACGCTGGGTCAAGCGGTGCGCTGAACAGGGCGTGGCGGTTGTATGGCTACCGTTTGACGAAGGTTCAACGGCTAGGGCATTGGCTGGTGACAACGCGGTCGTACTATCCGGCAGGTTTAGCCCAACGGCTGCTGCCGACAAGATCGGTGCTGCATGTGAAAAAGCGATCTCAAGCGCAACGGCGCGCAAGATGTAGCGCGTGCTACTAAGAAGGTTGTCCCCTTCGTGTCCGGCACGCGCACAAAGTCACCCCCCATGTTTAGGCGTGGGGGGTTTGACTTGTCTGACGTTAGTAGCACGACACGGCGCGCGATCAAGTTTCGATAACGGCTTGCATGTTGGACTCTACTTTGCTAAACTGAACACATCACGGACAGCCCGTGGTGATGAGCAAGGAGTCCACATGGCTATACGCAAAACGAACAAGGGAACCGTATCGGTATCCCATAAGGGCGCGCTGGTTGCAACCGGCGAGGTAGCCGAAGCAGTAGCAGTAATCAGCAACATGCGTGCTACTAAGAAGCAATGCACGAACAAAGAAAAGACCGCCAAGGATCTAGTGGAGCAGGCTGCTGGGAACCGCGCTCGAATTATCCTCAATGAGGACGGGGACGTAATTTGCGAGATCATCAAAGTTGTTGCCGAAACAACTAAACTTGATGACTTCATCATCGAACTAGAACGGCTGTACCCAAAAGAGTGGGCGGTACTCATGGACTCCGACCCCAGGGCGATCGAACTGACCAAGGTCGCTGCTACTAAAGAGGGAGTGAGTTACAGAGTTATGCCGAAGTAATCGGAGCGTGAGGGGATCCCCAATCGGGATCCTCTCACAATCGGTTAGTAGCACGACACGGCGCGCAGGGGGCAGGCTTGCATTGTCGGTCAGAACTGATAAACTGGACACACCACCTACGAAAGGACACCAGATGACAACAATCTTGAATCCACAAAGCAGTCGGATACGGTTATTCGTTTCCATGCAAGCACTGGACATGTATCTAAAGAGCAACGGGGCGATGGAACTCACTCGCAACGGATCACGAAACGCGGTTGCGATTATCGAGGAAGCAACCGGCAAGACATACAAGCGGTCAATGAAAGGCAAGCGCGAAGCACTAACGGACGTTAAGGACTTGCTGGGCGAGGGGATATCATCATGAGTCGCAGGTACGAAACAACAAAGACCGACCTAGACAACTATCGGTTAATCACGGACAAAGTGCGCGAGGATCTGCGCGAGGAGTTTGGTTTAGTTGCTACTAAGTATGACGGCGTAGAGGTGCTAACAATTAGAGGAGACCTAGGCGTATGCACAGAGTGCCTACGGAAAGACCGCGCAGAATCTGAAACAGACGTTTCCACAGTCGTCTACAACTTGATTGTGCCGGTGCAAGAGGATCACGGCGTGGACTGGACAGAAGGCGAGACCGTATGTGATGAGTGCGGTGAGATTAGTTGGTGTTCAACAATGGACGAACTTGATGAGGCCTACCGTCAAGATGCAGGCGAGGCGCGCTACGAACAGATGAAAGATGAGGGGTGGTGAACACGGTGACTCTCACGGAGAAGGGAGAAAACGTGCTACTAAGAGTATGGGCAACCGTCAAGCTGACGGGCGCGATAGGTGGGATCCTTGCGATCATGTTGGTTGCAGGCGCGATAGAAGTGGGTGGTTGAAATGAACGGATATGCAGTTGCTACTAAGAGAGTGAACTTCGAGATCGAGAACGGATCCGAAGTCTGGGAGATCATGATGCAGGTCATGAGTGACGGAATGACGTTTGTATTCGCAGAAACAGAATATGAATCGCCATTCGGAGTACAGCGCGACATTCACGACGGACTGGACTTCGATACCGCGCCGACAGTTGCAGACATTCTGATGCGGATAGACGCGGAGCGCGAGAATCTATGGGATCAAGAGCAAGAGAAATCCCAAGCACCTGATTAGTAGCACGACAGGGGAAGGAGAAATCCTTCCCCGTTGCGCCGGTCGCTCAGAAAAAATGTTTTTTCTGGACAGACCTTTCTTTTTTTTTGCTTAGGCTTGCACTTAGTGTCGAGTTCGCGTATTCTCTTAGTAGCACAAACAATCACCTACAACGAAGGAGAGACATCATGGCACTAAGTTACGCGGGCATTAAGGGCAAGATCTCCGAGCGCGAAATCTTTACCGGCAACAGCATGACTGCCGAGTACGTCCAGAATGAATACGCCTCATTAGGGCGACTCCCAACCCATGACGCAAGCGTCCTACGCGCCGACATTCAACGCGCAAAAGACAATGCTGACAGCGTTTATGTAATCTATTCGTATGCCACGCCGATTGCATGGGCATACGGTGACACGGTGCGCGTACCAGAGGTTAAGTACAGCGTTACCACGTCGAAGCAACAGAGTCTAGTGCGCGGATACCTAAGGTAGACTTGCATCATGGCTAATCGTGCTACTAAGAAGGACAGGGGGCGCACCTTGTACGGGGTAGGTGCGCCCGGAAACTTCGCGCTCAATACTCACGCGCCACGCTTTGCCGACAGGCGCACGAAACGAAACAGATCACGCGCCGAAATCGAGCGCAAAGCAGTTAATGAGTCTAAGTCTAGTTAGTAGCAGGCAGTCTTGCACTTGTCAGAGAGTACTGATACGCTGGATACATACCGCAAAGCGCGGTCAAGATAGGGGACATCAGATGAGCATCACTCAAGCACAGAACACGGCGATTGTTTCCGCTGGTTTCACGGTAACTAATTTCAAGAGTCCTGCCATAATGTGCGCGACTCAGCCACTGGAAACATTTAGCGCACCTGACTGGCACTCACTCGCTCTTTACGCGATAAAGTTTCAACTGTGCGAGTGCGAGAACCACCAACCAATTACATTGTGCTACTAAGAAAGAGGGACATCATGAGCATAAAATTTTCTGAGACAGAATATGCAGTTTGCCTAGATTGCGTCATGTCTGCTGCTGGATACGACGCGCACGAATTAGGCTGTGAGCCAGAGCATGAGCCACTGTCAAAGTTTGCAGGCGATACGACCACCACAATTATTCCGACAAACACGGATCTGGGTTTCTCGAATAAGGGCTGCCAAGGTTGCGAGGACAAACTAGCAGGCAATCGCTACGCGATAACGCTGCTAGATATTTAATCATGCTACTAAGAGAAGGGGAAACGAAATGACTTGCCTACAAGACCACACGGACAAATGTAAGGGAACAGTGGAATACCGCGAATCTCTGTCAGGTACGGGTGTAGAGATTGCAAGATGCGAGAATCACTGGGGCGAAGCACTAGAGCGCGACGAGCAGATCAGACTACGTTATCCACGCAACGCGCCAAGTGACTTTGATCCTTCGTACGCTGGTGAGTCATGGGAGTGAACGAAATTATTAAGTAGCAGGAGAAAGTTGCGACCAGAAAAAATGTTTTTTCTGAAGTGCCAAGTTATTCGCCAGACTTGCATAATCACTAAAGTTAATGTATTCTCTTAGTAGCACAAAATGATCAGCGAAATACGCGGATCGAAAGGGGCGGGGAGATATGCCAAAGCAAGGGACAGTCACAGTAGTTTCAGTCCGACCATTCTGTGACTTTGGGTGCGGATCAGAAGCAAAGATTGACGGGCGCACGACTATGGGTGCGTGGGCGAACATGTGCCTAGATCATTGGATCTCATACGGCTGCGGGAAATTGGGCGTGGGGCACGGTCAAAAGTTAGCACTTGCCCCTAAGAATGAAGGGGGCGAGTGATATGGCATTCGACATGAGTCTGGACTACGCCAATGGGACATGTTTACAGGGGCGCATAGACATAACTAGAGCGCGTATCGAAGAGGTGTTTGGCGCACCTCTGTACGACAGCACCGACAATGACGAAAAAGTCATGACAGAGTGGGGCATCATGTTTGATGATGGAACATGCGCGACTATCTATGACTGGAAACGCTACGAAATGGGCGCGGTTGGATTCCATGAAGTTTATGACTGGCACATAGGTGGAACTAGCCATGATGCTATGGATAAGGTTACAGCGGTGCTACTAAAGAGAGGGGGTGAGCGAGATGACTGGAGTTACATTAACAATTCATGATCAGGCTAAGGGGATTGCTCCGACACAAACTTTCACGTTTGAGTGCCATAGTCCCAAAAGACTGGCAGAGATTGTTCAGGGCACGTTCGACAACATGCCAGAGAGTGCGCGGATTACGCAGATTTATGTGGACTAATTAGATCTACTTAGTAGCACGACAAACACGCGGAACCTAATTTAGGTTTAGGCTTGCACATGTCAGTCACTTAGTGTATTGTTCTACTTATACGGAAAGCCCGTACAAAAGTGAAGGGGTCAAGATGACTATCAAAAAGACAAACAAGGGCACGGTTAGCGTTTCGCACCGTGGCGCAGTAGTGGCAGACAGCGCACTTATCGCTGCTATCGCTCAAGTGAGTAACATGCGTGCTACTAAGAGAGAGTGCACTAAGGCTGAGGACGCTGCCAAGGTTGCAATCAAAGTTGCCACGGGAGATCGTGCGCGCCTTATCCTCAATGTCGAGGGAGACATCATCTGTGAAGTCAAAGAAGTTGCAACAACTAGCGTGAGCGTAGATGGGTTTCTCGAAGCACTAGAGGGACTCTACCCCGACATCTGGGCAACGCTCATGGACAGAGATCCCAAAGCAGTTGAGACCGCTAAGACCGCTGCTACCAAGCATGACACCTACCTTAAGGTGTTGCCTAAGTAATTAGGACTCGGAGAGGGGGACACGCGCCCCCTCTCCACACCATAACAGTGTGCTACTAAGAGAGAGACATCATGACAACAGACAAAGCAAAGACGATTACAGGGGTAGTCCTATCCTTGGCCATAGTTGGGACGCTGATAGGCATGGTTATGTCCATGCAAAGTCACGGACTACTTTGGTAGCACGCGAAAAATAGAGGGGAGTCGCGGAGATTCGTGGCTCCCGTTTAGTTTCGAGGAACCAGAAAAAATGTTTTTTCTGACATCCCCGCCGCGCGGTCAGACTTGACAGATAATTATTTTCATGATGTAATTTATCTATCACTCCAAGGGGGGTGATCAATGAAAGGACACAGCATGAGGGCATTGACAGTGAACGCAGAGACATTAGAAACAACTCTGATTGACCTGCCACGCGAGGGCGGGCTGGCACAATTACAGCGCGAGGTCGGCGGATATATCGAAGCGGTACGGTTAGAAGAGTTTGATTTCTATCTCAATGAAGAGGGCAAGATGATTGGCCTACCTCTCAATGAAGTGGGCACGCTGCTTTGGGAGAGCGTATATGGTCAGACCGACGTGATCATGGGTAATATCGTTGTCGTAGGTAAGCCTGATGATGAGGGCTACGAAACAGAGTTAAGTTTAGAGAGCGCGCAAGAGATTCAGAATATCGCCATTACGTTGCAAGTCACGCGGTTTGGTAATGCGCTTATGGCGCGCGGTAACTAATCCTAGTCAAGGGGAGAGAGTGCATGTCTGACATTCTCTCCCCCTACACTTTAGTAGCACGATTTATATGCTACTAAGAAAGACACGCAAAGATTGCTCTCAGTTTGCATATGTCAGTGCATTGTGATATTGTTACACCACAAGCACAAACGAGCGAGAGGGGCACAAAATGAGGTTCATGCCAGATAGCGCGATACTCGGAACCATAGGCCACGCAAAGCGTCGCTCAGCAAAGAGTAAGGCTCGCGCACGTCGCGCATCACGCAACCAACGCCCATTGACAGGCGTGGACATCATTGGCGGTATCGCCCTCATGTTCGGATTCATATTGTTCGTAGCACTATTCGTTTAATCGTGCTACTAAGAGAAGGGGAGATCATGACAACACAGACACAGACACTTTGCAAGGATTGCAATATGTATCCTGCGATTCAGATTCAGCCGGAATACACAGAGCGTTGCCGGCACTGCCACAATAAATTGTGGAAGAAATAATCATGCTACTAAGAGGGAGCACGATTGCGTTTAAGTGCGTAGAGTGTTTGCGGACGTGGACAGTATTTGATGACGCTCAAGAATGGGCGTATGGTCACGATTGCGAAGGGGGGTGATCGTGGAGATAGCCCAAGCGGTACTTGCGGGGATTCTAATGGGATTCGGCGCGGGGATCATATTCATTCGACGATGCTACTAAGAGAGAGAGACAGGCAAAATGTGTGTTTGACTTGCAATTGTCAGATGACTAATGTAGACTAAAGACATGCCAACACGGGCACAGAGATAGGGGACATCATGGCACCGGCTCAAGATTACGTGGAGACCTGCGGATACTGCACCAATGAGTATCTTTACTCAAACCTACGCACCAATAATGAGGGGGACGCAATTTGCCCCCCCTGTCGGAAAGAGGGGGAGTGAGCGAGATGATTTATGTTCCCATTATTCATGCTACTAAGAGAGAGAGTGACAAAGAGATGACAACACCATTGATATTTATCACAGATCCTGGACATGGTTGGTTAGAGGTAGACTTAGCAGAATTCCCAGAAGCATTTGATTGTGGGACAGGATACGGATACATAGACGAAGCGCGCGGAAAGATATACCTCGAAGAGGATACAGAGCTTTGGGCATTCTTGAAGACTCACCCAGAGATTAACGACCGCATTACAGAGAAGGTGTGGGCAGACAGAGACGCACCATTGCGAAACCTGCCAAGGAACGAGGCCAGACTTGTGAGGGCGTAGGTATTAGTAGCGAGGGGGCGTGGCGAGAGTCGCGCCCCTAAGTTGCCGCCAGCTTAGAAAAAATGTTTTTTCTGAGAGCCACGATACGCGGTCAGATTTGCAATTAAATATATTGTAAAGTAAAGTAAGGTAAAGTTAAATAGACAGCCACGCAGGTGCTCGCCACCTACGCTACTAAGAGATAGAGGGAATACTAATAATAATGAAAACTAAACGAAAGTCTTATCTACCAGTAGAGGTAGCAGACGCCTTTAATAAGATCTCAGGTGAACCACAATCTTTGCGAGACTCCTACATGCTACGTCTAGTAATGAATGGATGGACGCATAACTCTGTTGCAGTCGCTGCTGGAGATCTCTCACGTGAGCGAGTACGTCAGTGCGTGCATCCAAGTGTTTCTGACACTAATCCTTATTGGGACTATGTAACTACTCATGGCATTGACTCTCTCCCAGTCCCAGACTTACCAGATCGCATTGAAAAGCCTAGGGCTGCCCCAAGACCTATGCCTAGTGACGAAACTCTGGCACGACTAAGAGAACTAAAGCCACTCGCTGCGGAGGTACGATTTAATCACAGCCACAACAGAGCAGAGGCTGAAGAGTATGTCGGGTTAATTTGGCACGCGCATACCGTAGAAGGCGTAAGTGTGTACCGTTTAGGAAAGTTGCTAGACGTGCTGCCTTGCGGTATCGAGAGTCGTCTAGTGCGTTATGGGTACAAGAAAACCAATGGTGGATCTGAAGCCTTTAGTCCGATTAAGTATCGGAAAGTCTAAGATCATATTGTGTAGTGAAGTGGAGTGCTACTAAGTAGTAGCACGACACTCACGCCCTCGTAGTTCAACGGACAGAATAACCGGCTTCTACCCGGTAGGTTGGGGGTTCGATTCCCTCCGAGGGCACACTTGACAAACAAAGTAATGTCATATATTATTGTACTAACAACACAACAACTAAGGAGTGAGTCACATGATTTAAGTAAAGGAGTGAGGGTGGGGATACTCCAAAACCGCCAGCCAAAGGGACATAATCCCCTAGGCACAGAACACAGATAGGGGACAATAAGTTCACGGTAGTGGGAGGTGCAGAAGAACCCTCCCTCTACTGCTTGCTACTAACTACAAGAAGGGGTAAGACAATGAGACTTCAAATGAACAGCGCAGAAGAGTTAGGACTCATGCTCAGTCAAGATGAGGTAAGCGTACTTGCTACGGCATTAGGTGGGCTGCTAAGCACACTAAACCATGAGATCGAAGAGATCGGAGATACCGCAAAGGAAGATCAAAGTAATCTTATGATGATGCTCTCCATGAAAATGGATACGGAGATAATGTTTCTCAGTCTTTGGACGGCTCTAGGATTGGGCGAGGAAAAACTTGCCATGCTACTAAAGACAACACAGATAGGTGAGGGGGAGAGTGAGTGAAATGAGAAAGTTTAATAAAGAAAATTATGGTGAAGACTTCTACGGTGTAATAACCCACTGTGAGGTGAGGGTTAATTGGATCAACTGCCCTCTCCATAACAAAACAGGTTGCAAGGGAACGGTTTGTGCGATTTGTAGAGTAACCGACTTCGATTGTGAAGGTGAGTGAAATGGTAGATCGCATAGAAAGTACGAAAACGGTCATGTTTGTAGGTGACTACTTTGCGCTGACAACTACGGTCATACTAGATGAGGGGCTACGTTACGAGGACGAAGAGGACGAGGACTTTGCCATAAGGATTGCCACCGTATTCCTATCAGAGCATTACGGGTTTGATGACATAGATGAAAAGTCCAATCAGATAGGTATCGTGGACGAGGACATGCCATAGATGCGGTACACTTTGACTTCTAAGTAGTAGCATGTAATCCCCTTTCCGTGCTCCTTAGATGTGGGAACCCCTTACCCACGAAGGCTGGCCTCTGGATACTTCCCAGAGGTCAGCCGTCTTTATTGTGGATGTGGAGCTGAGAAAAAACGTTTTTTCTATGATACAGATTGGATGTACGCTATTCACATGTCTAACATCGAGATCGTTCAGAGTTCCTTTCACAGTAATGGTCACGCTGCCCCCTTCTACGCGGCAATAGTCGATGACCCAGACACAGGAGAAACAAAGATCGTCATTATGTTCGATGAGCCTGAATACACAGCCGTACTATCGTTGGATGCGCTACTTAATGACGAGGACATTTCTCATGACAAGCATAATTCGAGAGGAGATATCTACGATTCTAAGTTGAGAGATGTTTTGTGGTATCCGGAGTCCGGGTCATAGGGTGACAACCATTATTGGAGTTCAAGGATCTTCATGGGCTGTTATGGGCGCTGACTCACAGGTGAGTGAGGAGTCAAAAAAATTTCGATTGCCATCATCGTTTAGTAAGTTGATTTCTAATGGTGAGTTTCTCATAGGGACAGCAGGAGATGTTCGCGCCGTCAATATTCTTACCCATACATTCGTGCCACCGATTGTAGGGAAGATCCCAGATGAGGGGCTGGATAAGTTTATGGTATCCCGTTTTGTTCCTGCTCTCAAAGTTTGCTTTGATAATAATTTCTATGGCAAAGACAACGAGCATGACTCAGTATTTATTGTTGCAGTTCGCGGGGTGTTATATGAAGTAGGGGGAGGCTATGAATGTATTCGAGATGATACGGGGTTATATTCGGTAGGTAGTGGATCCTCATACGCATTAGGCGCGTTGCATGTCTTAAACAAGAAGCCCAGGACATTAAGCGGTGCTAAGGTTATGATCAAAGAGGCATTGCAAGCGGCAAGCAGATACGATACAGGTACATCGGATCCAGTTACTATTATCGTACAAAGATATTAGTAGCAGTCTCGGTTACTTGCCGTTGCGTTTGGTTGGCCTGAGGCAAACAATCTCCAAGAATATGCTCAGGATCGCTGCGCCTAGCGCAAAGGCTCCCAAACCTATTCCTACGGTTATTGCGTAGTCCCATGTCATGTGACCTATCATGACAGGAGTATATGACACTTTAAGCGTGGTGCGCTAGGTATTATCGTTTGGATAGTGTAGGATAGTGCTAACACAACGACAACACATAGGGGACACCATGAAAGATGTACGATTGACACTCAGAGGCAAGATTGTATTGGCTATGGCATTGCTAGGGCTAGTGAGTGCTGCTATCTACGCCGTTACACCAGAGGAATGCAGGTCGGGCGAGAGTCGTCAAAGTGCCTACTGTGCGGAATATCTACGCTAGGATGAGATCATGATGAAGCGTATAGTTTGGGCTGCCGTAGTTTCGGCATTGCTCGCCGTTGTATCTGTCGTCCTTGCGGTGCTAGGACATGAGTCAGAGTCTATTGCATTTGGTATGGCTGCCGTAGTGTCTGCAATTCTCTCCAATAGGGAACGCGTATAACGCTTATACTAATCTCATGACTGATGCCCCGACACCTAATGAAAGCCCTAAGCCTGCCCCTACGCCCTTAAATGTAGTGCCAGCTAGTAAGAGTGATGGTGAGAGTGTTGTCGCTCCTAAGCCCGTTCCTGCCCCGCCTAAGCCCGTTGCGGTAGTGTCCTCGATTGGATCCGTGGATGTTGTAGTGGGATCACTTGTATATCAAGCACGCGCCCTTCGAAGTATTAGCGTGGCAGTCGTGCAAGATAGATTGACAGAGTTAGGCTACGGGGATGCGCGTGGAGATCTCCGTGGATGGCTATCTGATGGGACAGTAAAGGCTCTGTCAGCGTTTCAGAGTGCATCAGGACTGTTGGTAACAGGTATAGCCGATATGGACACCGTTAAGGCTCTGCTCAAAGATACAGGGGCAACCGTAACCGATTAGTATTAGTAGCACTATAAGTGAAAGCCCCCCATGTTTGAGATGAGGGGCTTTCCTAGTTGCTGATTTATTCGACCAGATCCGCGTAGCAGATGAAGCACACTAGGTGCTTGCCAAAGTATCGGCTACTTGCTGACCCACATAGGGTGCATGTCTCGGTCTCGGTCTCGGTCTTGATCTCGGTTGTCATGTCTTGCCCCTTGTCTTGCACCCCCTTGGTGCATGGCTTGAGTGTAGCGTAGCCCTAATCTGATGTCAAGTTAGGGGATACATGAGTGAGCCCCCCACCTTGCGGTGAGGGGCTTCACTTGATGTCTAGGAGGTCTCACACTCCCACTCCAACGTCAAGCCCTCCATTAGTTGCATACCCTCTGAGACCCCGTTACACCAGCGGATAGCGGGGTAACTCTTGTCAAAGTGCTTCCACATGAATGGCTGACCCCAGTTGTTCCCGTACCCCTTACGCTCACCGTTAGCATCTATCTCCCATGCGTATCGTCCACTATTCGCAACGGCCTCTTCCCATGTAACGGGCTTAAGATTTTGACTCATTTGATATTCCCCTATCTGTGCGCCCCGAGTTGGGCATAGCCTGACAGTACAGCAAAGTGCAGGGTAATGCAATACCTACGCGGAATTAGTTTCGGCGTGTCTACTCGCGCTCACGAGCTCACGCCTACGCGCTCACGCGCTCACGCCTACGCGCTCACGCGCTCACGCGCTCACGCTCACGCCTACGCGCCTACGCGCCTACGGCTCACGCAAAAGCCCCCCACCCGTGAGGGTGAGGGGCGCTAGGCAAGAGGACTACACGCGCCCCCCACATACGGGGCCAATACCGGCAGCCACGCTAACGGGATTAGTTAGCATGGCAGCGCATACGCAACAAAAACCGAACTCCACGCCCCACGCCTTAGCCTCGGCCAATGTCATACGATCCTCGGCGGTGAGTGTGCGAATAGCACCGGCAGCGTAAACAAATTGAGCGTTACCTTCAGCCAACATATCGAGACGCTTCGCGTATAGGTTGCCAGACTCGCGTGACTTGACCACACGGAATATGTCCCCGTTCACGCGGTACATACCCACTTCGAGAGGCGCGGTCGGCGCGACAACGATCTTAGGCGCTTGCAATAACAGATTAATGCTACGCGAGGCCAGATCCTTATCTAGTGTTCCAGACTCAATGCGCGACAGTAGTGCTACGCGAATTTCGGCCAACTCGGTGCGTGTGTTGAGTAGGTGCGTAAGGTATGAAACTTGACGCTCTGTGGCGGGTGAGATTGTCGCGGTCATGGTCATGATGTCCCCTTTTTTTGTGGAGCCCCTTGCTCCATGTCTTAAGTATTACATAGTACTGAAAGTATGTCAAGTCCAAACGGATAGTTATTTATTTCAGCGTGTCGCGCGCTTGCGGATATGAAAGAGCCCCCCACCTTGCGGTAGGGGGCTCTCAAAGTCTTGACCTAAACCGCGTGGCGCGTATAGGTTCGACGTTCGGGAGTGTCCCAGACGATATAGTCATGATCAAGGTGTCCACAATTGGAGCACCACGCTAGGCCACCCTTGATGACACCGATTGAAACTATGCGCTCGAATGACTCTGCGCGTTCGGCAACATCACAGTGGAGCAATACGGTTGCTCTGATTTTCTTTGACATGGGATCCCCTCTCAGGAGATGTATGGAGCCCCTTGCTCCATGTCTTAAGTATTACATAGTGCGGTTATATTGTCAAGTGGAAGAGCCCCCCACCTTGCGGTAGGGGGCTCTGTTGGAGATTAGGGGTTATCTCCCCTCATCTAAGAATGTAATGTGCGGGTATGTGAGTGCGGTAGTTGGAGTTGGATCGCTCGTTACTTGGAGATATACCGCGCTGACCTTGGCTTGATCACATGTTGCGAGTAGCGCGGTGAGTTTGCGGTCTCCGTAGGTTGCGTTGAACTCACCAGACCAGGTGAACCCATCTGTGAAAGTAATGACTACACCAGAGATGCGGTCTCCTAATAAAGCCTTGCGATCTGCTAATACGGTATTCATGATATCCCCTATCTTTTGCCGCCCCTTGCGACATGACATAAGAATATACTATGCGGATGCGGTTGTCAATTCTAGATGAATTAAAGCATTTATGTATACAAGAATATATTATTTCATGCGGATGCGGTTAATGTTTGGGGGGCTAGTCCTGCCCAATTGCCTGCCATGAGATGCGGATGCGGTTAATGGATTGGCTTAGCCATAGGTCATAGGCCATAGGCACTAGGCCATAAGAGGGATGCGGTCAATGTAGGCGCGTTGCCTTAGGTAACTACATGTCAGGGTCATGCGGATGCGGTGAGTCGGTTATGGACGGCTAGGGGGCTGCCCCCCACCCCCTAGTAGTAGGTAGTAGGTAGTAGGTAGTAGGCCAGATGGGTCAGATGTAGGTATGTATGTATGTATGTATGTATGTATGTATGTATGTATGTATGTCAGATGTATGTATGTTTGATGTATATCTGTCAGATGTATGTATGTTTGATGTATATACATAATTTGATGTCTGTCAGTTTGTTTGTCAATTTGTCAATGTCTATCTGTCAATGTCTATCTGTCAATGTCTGTCAGTTTGTTTGTCAGTTTGTTTGTCAGTTTGTTTGATGTCTGTCAATGTCTGTCAGTTTGTTTGATGTCTGTCAGTTTGATGTCTGTCAGTTTGATGTCTCTCATTTGATTGTCAGATGATTGTCAGATGATTGTCTGTCAGTTTGTTTGTCTGTCAGTTTGTTTGATGTCTGTCAATCTGTTAGTGCTCATTTGTTTGCCTGCCAATTTGCCTGTCAATTTGTGATCACATAATTTAACGGTCATCGGTTGATCGGTTGTCTCAGAGATATTTCATGGTCGGATAGGCATGTTGTCTCAGACGCCAAAGATTTCGGATCCGTCCGGATTTCGGACGAAAGTTTAGGAAACGTTTTTGGAGAGTGCCCAATGTACCCGGAGCCAACTCAGCAACCAAATTCAAATAAAGTTAATGTTCATACTTTCTCCTCTTCGTCCAATAAAGTAGCCACCCCCACCCCCCTCTAAAAAACGCTTCGTAATTTTGGAAAAATTTTTAAAAAACTTAAACGTTTAAGCTTCACACTTTCAACAATCGTACAAGATCTGTCCGACTTTAGTGCTGTACGTTAATTAAAAATACGGTAGAGTGCTTTTATGCGTTTCGACTCCCATTTGCCTCAAGATGAGGTCCGTTTTCTTGAGGCTCTTCCCATCCCCGAGATGCACTCTCGTCTTGCGGCATTGCATCATAACGGTTGGTCTTTTGCAGCCCTTGGGCGTTCACTAAACCCTGAGAAAGCAAAGACTACAGTCCATTACTGGGTTCGTAATGCTCCTACCCCCACCCCTCAGCGCAGGGCCATTCCTCAAGCGCCGAATCATTCGCTCTTTCATGCAGTTCCTACCCTACGCACTCCTCAAGCGCGCTCGATTGCACCTAAAGTACCGCCAGATCTGCGCCCTCACCTGCGAGAACTCGCACAATTATCCCGTAGATACCGAGCGCGAACCCCAGGTAACTCGGTTACCGCTCAGGCGAACCAAGAACTCACCCGTTTAGCTGTTCAGTTGCACTCTTACGGGGTACCTACCTCCGATATTGCAGCGGCAGCGGGTATTACCTATCGAGCGGTAGCACGGCGCATCTCACTTCACGCTAAAAAGGACAAATAATGACTCCCAAGCGGCAATATCGTACCGAATCTGGTACTTTTGAGGCATCTGAGCTTGCTATTCTGGTCTGGATGAACCCCGACCGCGACAATAAGCCACAATCGAGGCTACTTATGACGCTTACTGATCGTTTGAGCCCTCATCCGATGGCATTTCCACTAAAAACCTTGCAAAATACCCCTGAATTCGCATCCTGCCCCCTTGCAACCCCCGAAACGCTCGCAGATCTGCTTGTCGCTTCTACTCCAACAACTCCAATCATCATTTTACTACCTATTGCACAGGATCAACTCGGGTGGACTGACTTTTATATCCCTACAAAATACACGGATGCCCCTAAATGATCAAAAAACTAGACCTTTTTCCTGCGGTTATCCTTGTAGCACCCCCCGAATCGCTGTCTGACTACACAAAATTGATCTTTTTTCAAGATAAACCCAAAGAAACGCGCAGAGTAGACAGATGCAGGGTATCTATTCTAAACTCAACAATATATGTTGTAGTAGACACTCCTGAAGGATTTAGCATCATTTTTAAGGAAAAACTGGCTGATTACAACAAATCAGACGCCCAACACAACGCAATCACCGTTTCTGGGAAGATTCTTGCTTTTCGCAAGGACGAAAACTGCGGCTGCGGTTCACGATTGCGGAGCTGGTCTCCATTTGGAAAACAAGTTACATCTAATAACGACCCACAGGAGTAGACACTATGCAAAGTCTTATCACGAGCGCACTTGCCACATATCGACTGACTCGTCTCATCACTACCGATGAAATTACAGCACCAATCCGCGACCGTATCTGGGAAACGCACCCCCCAGAGACATCCCGTCTCGGGTATCTCATTACGTGCGACTGGTGTAGCAGCGTTTATGCGGCATCAGCACTTCAATTATCCCGTATGATTGCGCCTAGAACAACTACCGCTGTCGAGATGGTTCTAGCTCTCTCTGCAGCGGCAGCACTACTAGCCGCACATTCGGACAGCTGACCGTATGTACCGCAACCGTATGACAGGAGTGTAAGTGGGCATTTTTAGTAGGGACTCTAATGAACCATCTACTAGCAAAGAACTTCTTCCGTCAACATTCCTTTCCCCTGGTGTAAATACAGCTAAGTCTGCACCCTACGGAGCTCCTCGCACGCTTACGGCTGCTGCTGCTCAAGTAAAGATTAATGACAAGGGCGAGTTCGATCAATTCCGTATGCGTCGCTCTGCCGCCTCGAGCGCATGGCAATCTGAAGCCTGGGAATATTACGATGCTATTGGCGAAATCAAATACGCATTTAATCTTGTTGCATCCGTTGTCTCTCGCATTCGTATGTATGCCGCAGTTGTTGAAGATCCAGCGGAGGCTCCATCTCCTGTATCTCGCTCCGAAAAAATTGATCAGCGTCTTGCTGCTGCTGCCGAACGTGCACTAGAACGTTTAGATTCTGCTTACGGAGGTCAAGCGGGCCTACTTAAAGACGCAGCTCTTAATCTTTCTGTCACTGGAGAGTGCTATCTGGTTCAGATGCCCGCACGCATCGGGACAGGACTTCCTGAGAGCTGGGACATCAGATCTACAGATGAACTGATGACAGATGCTCGAGGTAATTTTATTGTTGTAGGCCGACGTGAACAAGCACCCGGAGGTAACTCAGGCTCCGCTTCTTCCGCGATGGGAAGCCCAATATCGCTAGGCGAAAGATCTTTCGTCGGGCGTATCTGGCGTTCACATCCTCGCTACTCAGATGAAGCCGATTCGAGTTTGCGTGGTCTATTAGACATGTGTGCGGAATTACTTTTGCTTAACCGTACCTTCCGCGCCACTGCTCGTAGCCGTCTTAATGCCGGTGCGCTCTATCTCCCTGACGGTCTTTCTGTCGCTGCTCAAGGTGATGGAGATTTCCCTCTGGACTCTGACGTTGACGTTGACCCCTCTGCCTTTACTGCTGAAGAAGCAGAAGACGAGTTTGAAGAACAACTTATTGATGCAATGACTACACCTATTAGAGATGAGGAATCCGCTAGTGCCGTTGTGCCGCTTATCATTCGAGGCCCTGCAGAACTT